GGAGAAGGCGGCTTTGGCGAAATTTGTCGAAGCAGAGGATCTGTGTGCAAAAGCGAATGCGCGTCTAGGTCGTCTTGTCGGCCTGCCGAGTGAATTGGCAGTTACCGAGGTTGAGCATATCTTAGTGATGGCTCGACAGAAAATAAAGACGATTTTAGGTCCGTTGAAGCTGGATCGCATAGAGGACGGTTTCACTTTCACCACCGGAGCCTCGACAAGGCTACCAAAACGTGAAGGCGGTATACCTTATAAATACTCAGGTACACCTGAGACAACGTATGGAAACATTGGTCTAGCTTATTCGGCAATTTCCCGGATACCTGCGTGGAAACGCAGTCTCACTTCTGAGATAGGCCCCTTGCACTTAAAACTCGTGCGGGGGAACAATGTCATCACAGTTCCGAAGAACTATAAGACAGACCGGGTTATTGCAATCGAGCCAGATATGAACATGTATGTTCAAAAGGGGTTCGGTGTGATGATTCGGCGACGTCTCCAGTTGGTTGGTAATGACTTGCAAACGCAGGAACGCAATCAGCGCCTAGCCCGTGTGGGTTCGATCGCTGGTACGTTAGCTACTATCGACTTGTCGATGGCAAGCGACACTGTGTCACTTGAGTTAGTAAGGCTGTTGCTGCCGACCCGTTGGTGCCAGGTACTTGAGCAGTGCCGAAGCGCTTTTGGGGTTCTTCCTTCCGGCGAAAAAGTCTTATACCGGAAGTTCAGCAGTATGGGAAACGGCAACACGTTCGAGCTAGAAACCCTGTTGTTCTTGGGTCTAGCCTTGGCGGTTTGCTGCTACCTGAAAGCTGAAACACATCGTGTCATGGTCTATGGGGACGATATCATCGTTCCTTCCGTGGCCGCCCCTCTGCTGATCTCCGTCCTGGAGTTCTGCGGATTTAAGACCAATAGCGATAAAACGTTTATTGAGGGCCCATTTCGTGAAAGTTGTGGTAAACACTACTTGAACGGAAACGATGTGACACCGTTTTACGTTAGGAACAACGTGAAAAAGTTATCAGATCTTTTCTTGTTTCACAACAAGATCAGCCGCTGGGCCGCAAGGCAACAGTGGAATTCTAATGTTGACCAATCAGAAATACGGTCACTGTTATTAGATTTGAGACGTTATGCACCGAGTCACTGGCGTAAGCCAAGGATTCCTGATGGTGTCGGCGACGGGGCCTTTATTGGCTCGTTCGACGAATGCACTCCTCGTGTCGCTTGCACTTATCGACCTGGAAAGGAAGGTAAGCGTGACGGCTGGGAGGGTTACATCTGTCAGGTACTGGTTGAGGTTGCACCAATAGCCGATTTCCACGAAGAAGGATACGGATTCTTCAAAACGGTCAATAAAGAACGCAAGTTCTTTCCCGTTTCGAGTCCGCCCGATGTTGTTGGACGTCTGCTGCAATCGATATCCTCGTCTCACGACGATGACCTTGG